TACTGTATCTTGTCCACAAACAGATTTAGGACAGCCTACATATGAAGATTCTGATGGTATAACAATGCTTAATCTTCCATTTTATGCAACTCCAACAGATGCAGGGTCAGATGAATTTAGTTTAGCTTTTACCTAGTTGCTAAGTAATAGAAAAGGGTTTACCCTAGAGAAGATTATAAAAAATTTATGTTTATTTTAAAAAAAGAGGCAACCTTTACACAGCCTATTAAGTTTTATACGCCCTCAGATGGTGGTTTACAAAAAGAAGAAACCTTTGACGCTGTTTTTAAAATTATTCCACAATCTAGAATAAATGAAATAAGAGAACAAGCAGATAAAAAACAAAAAGAATTAGATGAAGGTATTACAAACGGTGAAAACATTAGTGACGTTCTTATAGCAGATGAAATTTTAGTAGGGTGGGATGGTATTACAGATGGTGAAAAAGAAATACCATATTCAAAAGCAACAAAAAAACAAATTTTAGAATTTCCAATGCTAGCGAATAGGTTGGTTGAAATTTATTTTGCAGAACTAACAAAACAAAAAACAAAAAACTAGAAGGGGCTGCATTGTTTTGGTGCGGTGATCGTATTATAGATGAAACAGATAAAGATGATGCAGTCCTATTTGATGAACCATTAGAAGAAAAAAAAGAGGTACAAATGTTTGAAGTATTAGAAGAAAACTGGCTATCTATTATATTATTTTTAGATATTCAGACTCAATGGAGAATGGATCAGGGTGTTATTTATGGTTTAGATTACAACGCTATTAAATGGATATTTGAACTAAAAAAAGACGAAATAAAAAAACCTTTAGAAATACTTGCTGACTTACAGGTATTAGAGGCTAAAATAGTAGAAACATTTAATAAAGATAATAAATAATGGATTTAGCGACAACTTATACAATTAAAGCAAGGGTTACAGGTCAAGACTCTATAAACGGATTAAATAAAGGTTTAAATAAATCAGAAAAGCAATCTAATAAAACAGCAGCAGCATTTAATAAATTAAAAAATGCAGGTAGTAGTCTTATGGGTGTATTAGGCTCTATTGGTGCTACTGCAGCAGTAACAGGTTTTTTAAAAGCAGGCATTGATATGCAAAGAACACAAAAAACTTTAAAAATATTAACTGAAGAATATAACGAACATGAGGAGGTATTAGATTTTGTAAATCAAGCTGCTGATAGGTTTGGTATAGGACAACATACGGCAAGTAAGGGCGTATCAGATCTTTTTGGAAGATTAAGACCTATGGGCATATCTTTAGAACAAATAAAAGATACATATTTAGGATTAAATAATGCAGCCTTAAGATATAATTTGTCAACTGCTGATACTGAGGGCGCAATGCTACAACTCAGTCAAGCTTTAGGAAGTGGTGTATTACAAGGAGATGAATTTAGGTCGATTATGGAAAGATTGCCAGCGATTGGACAAGCGGTAGCAGATGTAATGGGGGTACAAGTAGGAGAACTTAAACAATTAAGTTCAGATGGTGCTTTAACAACAGATGTAATTATAGAAGCGATGAGAAAACTAAAAGAAATGGATGTACCACCACCTGACTCATTTAAGTTATATAACAAGTCAATGGAGAACTTAAGTACTGTTATTGGAACTAAATTACTACCAGCCTTTACACCTTTTGTTAATTTTTTAACAAGCATTTTAGAGAAATTTTCAAATTTACCAGGCCCACTACAAACAATAATTGCAGGTGCAACAGCATTAGGTGCAGGTTTAGTTATTATTGCACCTGCTTTAGGTTTAATTGTTACGGGATTTGGTGCTATAGGTGGCGCTATAAGTGCTGCTGTAGGTTTCTTTGCACCTCTTTTAGCTGGGGCAGCTATACCATTAGCAATCATTGGCTTAGGTGTTCTAATTTTCAAATTTAGAGATCAAATAGGTTCAGCGTTTATGGGTATAGGACAAGTTTTATTAGCCCCATTTAAAGCTTTTGGTGAATTTGTTGGTAATGTTTTTAGAGGTGTTGTTAATGGGATAAAATCAGCATTTCAAGCAATACCTAATACTGTAAAAAATATTATTAGTGCAGCAACCGCACCTATAAGAGCATTTATTACTACTATAAATAGAGCATTATCAAGATTAAATTTATTTAGAAGAAAAAGAAAGAATAATAGTAATAATGGCAATAATGGAACCCCTCCTGGTATGGCTGCTGGGGGTGTCGTATCAAGTCCACAACTAATATATGCAGGTGAAGCTGGTAGTGAATATGTTGTACCAGCTAGAAAGGCTGGACAATTCTCTAAAAATTATTTATCAGGTTTAAGAGGTTCAGCAGCAATACCTAGATTTGCAGAAGGTGGTTATGTTTCACCAAATGTAAATATTACAACAGGTGCAGTAACACAAATGGATGGTACTAATTTTATAACTACAAATGATTTATCTTCTGCTGTTCAAAGTGGTATAGATCAAACATTATCATTACTTCAATCTGATTTAAGAACTAGACGCTCACTAGGTATGGCATAATGGCTAATTTTGATATATTAACATTTTTAGAATATTACTCAGATAAATCTAGCGTTTTAGATAGCAATGGTAAAAGATCTCCTACTAATGCATACCAAAATTTTTATCAATCTGCACAAAACTTAACAGCAGATTCAGCTATAGATCAAACAATGAATTTTACATATCTAGCATTTGATGCTAGTGGTTTTGCATCTACTGAAGCATCAAGTATTAGTGATTTAACAATAAATTTAGCTGCTACTGCTTCTATTATTGACCTTACAGATACAGCTATTGGGGGTGATCGTCTTGTAATTGCTTCTTTATATACTCAATCTATAGGACAAGATACATTTTCTAATTCTGCCTCTCTTATCTGTAGATTTACAGGCACTATTGATAATGCAAACGTAGATGATACTACTGTTACTTGGACAGTAAGCCCTGCAATATCAAAACAAAAAGCACAAGTACCTTCAAGACGTATTAGCAGTGATTTAATGGGGAGGTTTGTTGCAACATGAATGATTTAGTTTTTGCTATTAATATTAATGCTATTTTGGAAGATGGCAGTGAAGTAAATAATGTTACAGGTGAAATTATTGATAATAAAAGAGTGTATAAATTATCTGATAATACAGTTTTAACTGGTACAAAAAAAATTAAAACTATAAAATATTCTTTGTTTGTAGTACCTCCTCAAATACTACCTTTTATAATCTCTAAGGAGAACGAATAATGGTTAGAAGAATACAAAGAATTGGTAGAATTGGTACAACCTTTGTAGGTGGTCATGTACGAAATAAATCAGGTTTTACAGCAGATGCACAAAAAAAATCAGAAGTAGGGCAAGATGCACAAATATTAGATGAAAGTTTAGATAATTTTAAAAAACCTAATAGTGATCTAGATGTATCACAAAAAATAGCAACAACAGGTGAAACTGTCCCAATTGTTTTTGGTAAAAGAGCTAATAATATTGGTGGTGTATGGATGCAACCATCTTTAATAAAAGCAGGTACAGAAAGTTTTACACAGAAATTATTATTTGTTATATCTCAAGGCGAAATTGCTAGTACACCAATAAAATCTAAAGCATATACAGGCTTAACAAAACTAAGTTTTTTAGATGACACTTCTATTACTCTTAGTCATATTTATGCAACAGCAGCATCATTAGCTTCTTCACCAAATTCATGTCCTATATCTAGTACTGGTCTTTTTTGTGGTAATGATATATATACATATTTAACAGCATTATTTAAAGCATCATCTGGTACTAATTTAGAAAATGACCCAGACAACGGCAAAGATTATTTCGGTTATAAAGCAAAAACTTTTGGAACAGGCGATACTTCAAATACTACTTTTGTAATGTCTTTACAGGTTTTTGATGCTGAAACTGGAGATAATGTAACAACTGCTTGGCAAAATTATCTTGGTGCAGCAGATATGGAATTTGGTTTTAATCAAAGATTTTCAGGTAGTAGTTTTGTAGGTGGTAGGACCGTTGGTACTATTGAAGATTTTAATGCTTTTATAGGAGGTGCTTTAATTCCACCAATAAATGCAACAACTGTTGCGGCTGGTACATACTCACAATCTGATTTAAATGCTCTTAATGCAGTTAGTAGTGGCAGAACTAAATTTATTAATAAATGGACTTTTGTTTCTGTTAATAACCAAGCAGTACCTAGTAACCCTGCAAGTACTGGTACTTTAGAAGGTGTTCAGTATGAATATACAATTAGCACAAGTACAACAATACAAAATACATCAAATAATAATTCTTCTTTTGCTGATATTACTTTTTTAGCCGTATCTGGTAATTTATTTGAAATTCCTTCTGCTGGTACTTTTCCTACTTCTACAAAACAACTTTATATATTTTATGAACAGGGTGTAAAGGTAGATTTATTTAGTGCTGGTTTATCTGGTTCTAGTTATACAAATGGAGCTAGCAATCAATTTATAGATTTAGCAATGCACTTGTTTAAGTTATATAAAAAAATTGATGGAAACAATACAGCTACTATTGTTGCACCTGTGGAACTAAGTAATTTACAAAGTTTATCTACATTTTGTACAAATAACAGTATGTTTTTTAATGGCATAATTTCTAAGGCTGTTAATATTGTTGATTTTATAACTAAAACATCACCATATTATTTTTTATCTTTTTTATCTGTAGGTGGTAAATATCAATTTGCCCCAGTACTACCTATAAATGGTAGTAATCAAATTGATACAACTGCACTAACTCCTACTGCTACATTTACAGAAGCAAATATTATCCAAGGATCATTTAAAAAGGGTTATTTAAGCGTAGAAGAAAGAAGAGATTTTGTTGCCAATTGCATTTATACAGAATGCGTTACAACAGCAGTAGCAAGACGTAAAACAGTTAGCGTTAGATTTACCAGTAGTGCATTAGATTCACCTACGGAGCAATTCGACATGAGTGATTTTTGTGCTGATGTAAACCATGCGATTCTTTACGCAAAATATGAACTGGCAAGAAGAAAACATAGCACACACAATATAAGTTTTTCTACACCATTACTAACAACAACTTTAATACCTACAAATATTATAAAATTACAACTACAACGTGAAAATAGTGTAGGTGATGATCGGACAGAAGTAAATTATTATCAAGTATCTAGTATTACTTATGATAATGATGGTGTTAGTAATATAGAAGCTGCACATTTTCCTTTGGATACTAATGATAAATCAGAAATATCTTTAGAAATAACTACTGGTACTTTTACTGTTTTACAATGACTACTTTTCCTTCATTAGAACCAGAGACAAGGGCATTAGTATATGGAGACTACCCACAAAACGTACATGAAGGTTTAAGTGGTGGTAATGTCAGT